GCCTGCTCCAGGGCTACGAGCAGGTGGCGACGAACGAGGCGCGGAAGCTGCGGAAGGAGATCCAGAAGTTCTTCGAGAGCACGGGATTGCTCGCCGCGGAAGCGGCGCAAGCCCCCGCTCCGGTCCCCCCTGAGGCTCCCGTGATGTAACAAGGATGATCACCGTGACATGTAAGGATTGCCGGTTCTATTGTGTGGACGGGACTTGCCGCAGGTTCCCGCCCGCTGGAAGGCCTAGTTGTTGGCCTACTCTCAATGCCAACGACTGGTGCGGCGAGTTCGAGGCCAAGAAGATCATGATACCACTCACCGAAGGAACCGTCGTCCAATGCAACGTCGCGCCGGCCACGCCCCGGGAGATCGAGCCGGGAGGCTTGCAGGCGCTTGAGGAGGGAGTTCCTCCGAAGGTCCGGTTCCAGCGGAAGAAGCCGGTGTCCGACCTCAAGGAGATTCAGGAAACACCGTTGTTTGGAGGCGAATGATATGGCTGAATACCAAGGCAAGAAAGTAACGCTCAACAAGCCATTCTACACTCCGGGCGAGAAGAAGAAGAAGGCGGTGTACGTTCGCAATCCCAAGGGTACCGTGATCAAGGTCCGCTTCGGCGATCCGAATATGGAGATCAAGCGTGACGATCCGGAGCGTCGGAAGAACTTCCGTGCGCGGCATAACTGCGATACGGCCACGGACAAGACCACGCCGCGGTATCACTCGTGCAAAGCCTGGTGACCCATTTCCAACATGAAAAAGAAATCCAAGTTCAGTAAGCTCGCCACCGAACTTAAGAAAGAGGGTGCCGATGATCCCCGCGCTCTTGCTGCCTACATCGGTCGCAAGAAGCTCGGTGCCGCGGAGTTCATGCGCCGTCAGGCCGCAGGTCGGAAGAAGGCCGCAAAGTAACCATGATCTCCATCATCGCACGAGTCCGCGCTGCTTGGACCTTTGGCCGACATCAGTGCTGGGTGAATCCGCTTCCTTGGCGCAAGGAGGATGCCAACGCACTGAGCAACTTCTTCAAGAGCGATAGCGGGAAACGCTTCAAAGACGCTTTGCTGAATACCGTTCTCATGCAGAACGCTTCAGCCATAACTGACCGAAACCATTTGCAATACTCATCAGGCTTTGCAATGGGTCAGGCCAGTCTTGTGAAGGTCATCGAGATGATGGCCGACCAAGAATCAATTACGGGGCAGGAAGATGATCCGGATTCTGCCACGAACACATAGGATCAAAGTTGCGGTTGTTGGTCTGTGCGGACCAGCAAACGAGTAAAAGCACAATATGGCAGATGAAACACTGAGTGCCGATGCGATGCTCGCCTTGGCCAACGATTACGATGCCGGTGTCGATATCGACAGCCAGCCTAAGGAGTCGTCTCCTAATACCAATGAGACGGCTCCGGTTGAGCAGGATTCCCCCGATGCGGGGAACGCCAGCAAAGAGGTCGATGGTGGCGAGCAGGAAGTAGGCACGAAAGCAGAGCCCGAGGCTAAAGCGGAGGCTAAGGCCGAGAAGAAGGCGGAGCCGAAGGACAAGAGCAGCAAATTCGCTCAGGAACAGAACCGAAAGGCGAAGACCTGGGAGCAAATCAACGCTGAGAAGGAGGCCCTCAAGGCTGAGCGCGAGGCGGTGAGGCGGGAAAGGGAGGAGTGGAGCAAGCAGCGGGAGCAATCCAAGGCTGCCGAGACCAGTTCCTTCCGAGATGAGAAGGGCTACACGGCGGAAGACTACGAGGCTGCGGCCAAGGAGTTCGAGGCCGATGGCGATTCTCAGTTGGCCAAGGCAGCGCGAGCCAAGGCTGATGGAGTCCGAAAAGCTGCTACGGAGCGACAGCAGAAGGCGCAGCAGGAGAAGTTCGCAAAGGCATGGTCTGATTCGTATGCACGGTTGTCCGAGAAGGAGACTTGGCTGAAAGATCAGAACAGCCCCGAGTACAAACGTACTGTCGAACTGCTCCAGAAGGTGCCGATGCTGACATCAATGCCCGATGGACTTGTCCATGCGGTGGAATTGATGAAGCTCCAGGACACTGCGTCCAAGGCTCAGTCGATCGAGGCCGAGAACAAGGCTCTGAAGGAACAACTCAATAAGCTCCAGCAGAAGACCGCTATTGGCAAAAGCGTACCGGCAGGACAACTCAAGGCTGAGGAGAAAGATTTCTCGAAGCTGTCTCTCAAGGAGCAGAGGGAGGCGCTCTTAAGAGCCGCCAGAGAGTTCGACCGGGAAGCAAACTGATAGCACAACCACAACTCAAATATGCCCATCACTACTTCCGGTTCAACCGGCATTCAACTCCAGTTCCAGAACTACTTCAGCAAGGAGCTGCTCTCGATCGTCCAGCAGGAGACGATCCTCGATCAGTTCGGCATGAAGGCTCCGATCCCCAAGAACAATGGTAACAAGGCCATCTCGATGTTCCGTTTCGGACCGCCGAGCATTGGCAGTGTTCAGAACCTCACCACCGCTGGTGAAGGCACGGCCATCAGCTCCGCCAACTACCGCGCCCTTGTTCTCAACAGCCTGAGCAAGACGCTCTCGCAGTACGGTCAGGTGATCGGTTTGACCGACATCCTCCGCGCCACCGACCTGTTCAACAGCCTTCAGCAGGCCACCAAGACCTCTGGTCTGGACATGGCCCTCTGGGTTGACTCTGTGATCCGCAACACCCTGATCGGCTCCAACCTCACCGCGAGCAATGGTTCCATTGGTTCCGCCGCCGAGGGTGGTGGTACGTTCGATAACTCGGACGCTTGCGGTAACAACACCTCGAACGCCAATCCTGGCCCTTGCGTGTACGGTAACCCCGCTACGCTTGTTGCCGCCAACCAGACGTTCACCGGACTCAGCACCGACACGACCGCTGCCAACACCACGATGACGGCCTCGGCTGTCCTCGATTCGATGACCCGCCTGAAGCGCAACCGCGCTCCGCTGATTAACGGCGGCTACGTCCTCGCCACCGATCCTCGTGTGGCCCGTGACCTCATGCGCGACAGCGACTGGTTGAACGCCTCGAACTACGGCAACAAGGGCCAGCCGTTCTACAAGGGCGAGGTCGGCTCCATCTACGGTTGCCGCGTGGTCACCCAGACCAACTCGTTCGTCAGTCAGGCCAGCACCACCACTGAGAACAACAAGTTCGTGTACAACCCCGCTGGTGGCGGTGGTCTTACCAACACCTCGGACATCATCGCTTCGTTCTTCTTCGGCAACGAGGCGTTCGGTATCCCTGCTCTGACCGGTGATGATCCGTTGTCCCCGCGCATCGTGATCACCGACACCCCCGACAAGTCGGATCCGTTGAACCAGCTCGTCACCGTCGGCGTGAAGCTGTACTTCGCCACGCTGCGTCTCGCCGCCGGTAACACTAGCGGTACTTCTCCTGGAAATATCAACCCGGTGTGGTACCTCGTGCATCGGACGAAGACCTCCTCCACGCTGTAATATGCGACCCAGGACGGCCACCATCATGGTGATCGCCGTCAGCCCGAAGGGGCATCATCGTAATAGTGGTGCCCCTTCTTCTCATTCCGCTTGCGGATGCGAAGAGGCTGACAACAATGCGCCCATGATTTCTATTCCGGTCGAAGCCCTTTCCACCGACATGGAGGATGGCCAGCAAGCCATGCCCGAGGTTGGTGATGAAGTGCTTTTGGACGATGTTCGCGGCGTTCTCAAGAAGCTGGAGAACGGCGAAGCCTACGTCGAGATCCGCAGCGTCAACGGCATGCCTGCCGAGTACGAGAAGACCGGCGAGGACGCCATGGAAGCCAGCAAGAAGCCCATGGACGAAAAGGGCATGCGGAAGATGGTCGAGGAGTACGACAGCGAGATGGGTTCCTGATATGCCGATCTACACCTTCGAGAACAATGGTCAGTGCATCGAGCACATCGCTCCGATGGGCACCGACTCTGTTGTCCTTGATGGGAAGCGGTGGAAGCGACAGCCGGTGGCCCGCTTCGGGGTCACCGGTTTTGCTTCTGAGCCGGGACTCAAGGACCAAGTGAAGAAGGGATTCAGCCGTCTCGAAGACCGCCAAGGATCCCGCTTCGAGAGCACTTTCACCAAGAATCAGATTCGCAAGATTTGGGACATATGAGCGACGTATCTAATCAGGCCATCGAGTATTCGATGGGACAGGGCGGCTTCCAGCTCGTGACCGCCACCACGCTGACCACTGGCCCGTTCGTGGCTCTGACCATCATCAGCCCGACC